GCTGGACATCGATGAGCAGAAGGAAAAAGCCCTCAATGTGGCGCTGAACAAAATCAGCGGCGATTGGGATATGCCGTTATTGACCGCACTGTTAAAGGACTTGGACGAAAGCGGCTTCGATGCAACGCTCACCGGCTTCGATGTTTCGGAAATGAGCGACATGTTCGATGACCAGTCGGAGATCGTGGAAGACGAACCACCCGCCGTCGCACCGCAGGAGGAAGCGCCGATCAGCAAGCCCGGAGATCGCTGGCTGCTGGGCGACCATGTCCTGTACTGCGGCGATAGCACCAAGGCCGAAGATGTGGCAGCACTCATGGCTGGAGCGGTCGCAGACCTCTGTATTACCGACCCACCTTACAATGTTGCATACGAAGGCAGCAACGGCAAGACCATCCAAAACGACAATATGCCAGAGGAACAGTTCGTGGCTTTTCTGACTGCAGCATTCAAGCAGATGCATGCGGTTATGAAACCCGGCGCTCCGTTTTATATCTGGCATGCGGAAACTGAAGGCGGTGCATTCCGCAGGAGCTGCAGCGCAGCACTGGGCAAGGTGCGCCAGATGCTGATCTGGAATAAGAACAGCTTCACCATGGGTCACCAAGACTACCAGTGGAAACATGAAGCATGCATCTACGGCTGGACAGACGGCGCAGCGCATTACTTCGTGGACGATCGCACACAGGCCACCGTCATCGAGGATAAGCGCATCGACATCAATAAGCTGAAGAAGGATGAGATGCGGCAGCTGCTCCGCGACATATTCAGCGACAAAGTATCCACCACGATACTGAATGAAGACAAACCCGCCCGCAACGATGATCACCCGACGATGAAACCGCTGAAGCTGCTTGCCAGACTGGTGAAGAACAGCAGCCGACAGGGCGATATCGTCCTCGACACCTTCGGTGGCAGCGGCAGTACGCTGATCACCTGCCAGCAGCTCGGCAGGCGTTGTTACACCATGGAACTGGATCCCAAGTATGCCGATGTGATCGTCAAGCGGTACATGAAATTCACCGGCGCAACGCAGGTGGAGGTCATCCGAGACGGTAAAAAAATAGTTGTGACTTAAATGCTAATTCTCGTTCTTTTCTCTGGACTTTACCCCTTCTTTCTGGCTTAATTGTCCTACCAAAAACACAGGAGGCAACAGCAATGACCATAGAAAAAGCACAGAAAGACTTCGATGAGCTGATCGCAAAGAACGGCTTCACCTATGTAACCACCACCGACCTCGGCCACAGCATCTACCACAGAGAGTGGCACCGCAAGGTACAGGTCGCATGGTACGGCGAACAGGATGACACGCTGGAAGTTCGGATCACACTGAGCTACGGATACCCGCTGGTGGTAGTCAAACGCAACGGCAAGCAGGATCCCAAGTTCATGCGCGACTACAGCAGCCCCAAGAGAGCGATGAACGCAATCCGCGAGATCGTCAGATGCGCGGGCTTCGAGTGGTAAGGAGGTAACGGATATGTGGAAAGAAGGCAGCATCAAGGTTAACAGCAGCATCTTCCATTACTGGATGAAGCAATTCGATGAAGGCTCCGAATGGGGCATCGAAGGCGGCAGGATCAGTAAGCTGATGATCAAGCGCGGCGGCGAAATCGTATGCAACTACGATCGCGGCTGGGACATCAAGCCCAGCGACCCCGACGCACAACTGGCCATGGAGATCATCCTCCACGGCGAAAACTGGTAAGGAGGGCGCGGCGATGATTCGACTGAACAAGTTCTACGATCTGGTCAGCGGGTACGCCCGCATCCTGCTGGTGAACGAAGACGGCAGCAAGGAATACTTCTGCGGCGACCTGCGACGCATCCCCGATAAGTACGATGAGTGCGAGGTCGTAAACTTCAGCATGAGCTACGACGGCACCATCACATTCCAGCTGAAGGAGGTGGTCGAATGAGTCTCACGAAGCGGCAGCAGCGCAAAGTGCTGACGATCGCCAAGAAGCACTTCTACGGCGTAAAAGAACGCGGCGATCTGGAACCGAGATACCATGACGCAGAGGACTTCCTCGACATTGCGGTATGGTGCTTGAAGGCAGCGCTGGAGGAAGCATACGAACTCGGCCTCAAGGAGGGTCAGCATGAAAAAGGATAAACCCATCGTGGAGTATGACCCCTACGGCCACAGCGGCAACATCTACTGGATACTCGGAGAGGTCAGTAAGATCATGCGTAAGCAGCGCAGATACACCGACTTCAACAACCTGCGCGATCGGGTCTTCGAGGCGCAGAGCTACGAAGAAGCACTGGAGATCATCGGTGAGGAGGTCACACTAAAACGAAAACGAAGATAACACTATGACGGCGGCAGCGCGTGGGCGCTGTCGTTTTTTGCAGCGAGGAGGAAATCAGTGGACACTGGACAGATCATAGTACCCGAAAAGAAAATCATTACCAATCCCTCCCTCGCAGATAGAGCAGTCGCATTCATCAATGCGTTAAAGCATACCAAGGGCGAATGGCATGGTAAGAACTTCGAACTGCTCCCATGGCAGGAAACCATCGTGCGTGATGTGTTCGGCACCGTGAAGCCCAACGGCTACCGGCAATACAACACGGCGTATGTTGAAATACCGAAGAAGCAAGGCAAGAGCGAACTCGCAGCAGCGATCGCTCTTTATTTGTTGGCTGGCGACGGCGAATGGGGCGCTGAAGTTTATGGCTGCGCTGCAGACAGGCAGCAGGCGTCCATCGTATTCGATGTTGCCTGCCAGATGGTCGAACAATGCCCCGCGCTGAAGAAGCGCATCAAGCCGGTGCTTTCCCAGAAGCGACTGGTGTACACCCCGCTCAACAGCTTCTACCAAGTGCTATCGGCAGAAAGTTACACCAAACACGGTCTGAATGTTCACGGCGTGGTATTCGACGAACTTCACGCTCAGCCGAACAGACTGCTATACGATGTTATGACACACGGCTCTGGCGACGCGCGAAAGCAGCCGCTTTTCTTTTTGATCACCACAGCAGGCACCGATCGTAACAGCATCTGCTGGGAGATACACCAAAAGGCAAAAGACATCATGGCAGGTCGAAAACATGACCCGACCTTCTACCCCGTGATATACGGCATCGATGACGATGATGATTGGTCGGATGAGCAGGTGTGGTACAAGGCCAATCCGTCACTGGATGTAACGGTGGATGTGGATAAACTCCGAGCAGCATACAACAGCGCCAAAGAAAATCCCGCCGAGGAAAACCTGTTCCGACAGCTACGACTCAACCAGTGGGTCAAACAGTCAGTGCGCTGGATGCCGATGGATGCATGGGACAAATGCGACAGCGCAGTAGATCCCGAATCGCTGATCGGGCGCGAGTGCTACGCAGGCCTCGACCTTTCCAGCAGCACAGATATTACGGCCTTCGTGTTGGTGTTCCCGCCACGCAGCGACGATGAGAAATATGTCATCCTCCCGTACTTCTGGGTACCAGAGGATACGCTGGCGCTTCGGGTACGGCGCGATCATGTACCATACGATGTGTGGGAAAAGCAAGGGTCGATTATGACCACGGAGGGAAATGTAATTCACTACGGATACATCGAGGACTTCATCGAAGAACTCGGTAAGAAATATAACATCCGCGAAATCGCCTATGACCGATGGGGCGCGGTACAGATGAGCCAGAATCTTGAAGGCGCAGGATTTACCATCGTACCATTCGGACAGGGCTTCAAGGATATGTCGCCTCCCACCAAGGAGCTAATGAAGCTGGTGCTGGAGGGCAGGATCGCACACGGCGGCAACGCGCCGCTGCGCTGGATGATGGACAACATCTATGTCCGCACAGATCCCGCAGGCAACATCAAGCCCGACAAGGAAAAATCTACTGAACGAATCGACGGTGCGGTGGCCACAATCATGGCGCTGGACAGAGCGATTCGTCACCAAGGCAATGGTGCTTCGGTCTACGATGACCGAGGCATTTTGTTTATTTGAAAAGGAGCGTGATTTACAAATGGGAATGTTCTCTGGACTATTCCGATCAAGAGATAAGCCCCAAAACAGAACCGCAGGCAGCGGATACACCTTCTACATGGGCGGCACCACTGCAGGCAAGACCGTCACAGAACGATCAGCCATGCAAATGACAGCGGTGTACTCCTGCGTCAGAATACTGGCCGAGGCCATCGCAGGCCTGCCGCTACATGTATATAGGTACACAAAGAACGGCGGCAAGGAAAAAGCCATCGACCATCCGCTGTACTTGCTTTTGCACGATGAGCCGAACCCCGAAATGAGTTCGTTTGTGTTCCGAGAAACCCTCATGACACATCTGCTCCTCTGGGGTAACGCATACGCACAGATCATCCGCAACGGCAAAGGTGAAGTCATCGCCCTGTACCCGCTCATGCCAAACAAGATGACGGTGGACAGAGACGAAAAAGGCCAGCTGTATTACACCTACCAGCGATCAAACGATGAAGCAGCCACCATGAAGGGGTCAACAGTCACGCTGAAGCCCAGCGATGTGCTGCACATCCCCGGCCTCGGCTTCGACGGACTCGTCGGTTACTCACCGATCGCCATGGCAAAGAACGCCATCGGCATGGCCATCGCCTGCGAGGAATACGGTGCAAAGTTCTTCGCTAATGGCGCTGCACCGGGCGGTGTGCTGGAACACCCCGGCACAATCAAAGACCCGCAGCGTGTGCGCGAAAGCTGGCAATCCACCTTCGGCGGCAGCGGCAACGCAAATAAAATCGCGGTGCTGGAGGAAGGAATGAAATACACGCCAATCGGGATCAGCCCCGAACAGGCGCAGTTCCTTGAAACCCGCAAATTCCAAATCAACGAAATTGCTCGAATTTTCCGCGTCCCACCTCACATGGTCGGTGACTTGGAAAAGTCGAGCTTTTCTAATATAGAGCAGCAGTCATTGGAGTTCGTGAAATACACACTTGACCCTTGGGTAGTTCGCTGGGAGCAGTCGATTAT